GGAAGGGCGCTGGCACAGCAGAAATTCAGCGCGAAGATGTACGCCAACGGCGGTCGACCGTCGGGCGTCCTGGAACATCCGGCGGCGCTGTCAAACGAACAGCGGGAGAACATCCGTAAAGATTGGACGATGGTTCACAGCGGCGCGGACAATGCCGGAAAGGTTGCCATCCTATGGGAAGGCATGAAATACAACGCAATCGGCATGACTGCGGACGACTTGCAGTTCATTCAATCACGTAAATTTCAGTTAAGCGAAATCGCCCGGATTTACGGCGTTCCGCCTCACCTTCTGGGCGATCTTGAGCGAGCGACGTTTTCCAATATTGAACAGCAGTCGATTGAGTTTGTAACAAACACGCTTGCGCCGCACTGCGTGAAATGGGAACAGCGGTTAAAACTCTCCCTGTTGTCGGAAGAGCCTGACATTTACGTGAAATTCAATCTTTCGGCGCTCATGCGCGGCGACACGGCGGCACGGTCACGGTTGTATTCGTCTATGGTTCAAAACGGCATCATGACACGCAACGAATGCCGCGAATTGGAAGAACTTAATCCGCGCCCTGGAAAGGCTGACGAATTGACAGTGCAATCAAACATGATCGACCTTGCGGATTTGACATCGCTTGGTTCCGGAGACGCAAAGGAGTGAAACATGATAAAAACGCTTGATTACAAACTTTCAATAAAATCGTTTGACGATTCCGGTACCTTTGAAGGATTGGCGGCTGTATACGGCAATGTTGACGAAGGCTACGACGTTATCTTACCAGGCGCGTTCACGAAAACGCTGAAAGATCACAATAACAGAGTTCCGATCCTGTACCAGCACAACCCGTCAATGCCAATAGGCAAAGGCATTCTTACGGATTCAACAGCCGGTTTGGAGATTTACGGCGAACTAACGATGGTGGTATCGAAAGCCCGCGAAAGTCACGCCCTTATGAAAGACGACGTGTTAAAGGGCTTGTCTGTTGGGTATTCAACGGTTGTCAGTGAATATGACAGCGACAAAGATATTCGATATTTAAAGGAAGTTCGTTTATGGGAAGTGTCACTCGTAACATTTCCCATGAATCCGCTGGCACAGGTTACTGCGGTTAAAAACATGACCGTTAAAGAATTGATTGAAGCGGCGAAAAACAAAAACCTTCCCGCTGATTTTCAAGAACAAATAAAAGAGTTGCTGGCACTTGTCAGTGGACAAGCCGCCGATTCCGCTCCCGCGCCGGACATCCACGCGGCGGGCAAAGCAGACAACATTATCAAAATTCTTAGGGGGAGTTTATGAGTAACCATAAGACTGAGCTAGAAACAAAGCTCGAGACCATTGAAGCTGAGCTTCAAAAGTTCATTGCCAAGTCACAGGAGGAATACGCCAAAAACGGCGCGGCTTCCACGGAAACCAAGACAGCCGTCGAAAAGCTGTCCACAGAGGCGAAGTCCATCTACACGCGCCTCGAAGCCCTGGAAAAAGACGCTTTGTCCAGGCTCCCTGGTAGCAGCGACGGGAACGCAGTAAAGTCCATCGGTGAAATTTTTACGGAATCGGAAGGTTTCAAGGCGCTTACCGCAGGATCGGCGGCGCGTTCCGGCAAGATCAACATCGGCCACCTGCACAAAACCACTATGATTAACGCCACGGGACAAAATCAGCCGCTCGTGCAGGCGTACAGAGTACCGGGCATAATCACGCCGCCGACGCAGCGGTTGACGATGCGCGACCTGTTTCCGGCGATCCCGGTGACATCAAACCTGATTGAATACGTCAGGGAAGCCAGTTTCACAAACAATGCCGGGTATCAAGCGAATGAAGGCGATGTAAAGCCCGAATCCGCGCTTACTTTCGAGATGCTGTTCAAGCCCGTGCAGACGCTCGCTCACTGGCTGCCGATTTCGGTTCAGCTTCTATCGGACGCGCCCGCCCTGCAGGGATACATCAACACCAGGCTTACATACGGCCTGAAATTGAAAGAAGAAAAAGAACTCCTTGTCGGTACCGGAGCCAACGGAGCCATTTCCGGTATTGTCACTAACGCTTGCGCATACAAAACATCTGCTAACGCCAAAGGCGATACCAGAATCGACACTATACACAAGGCCGGAGAACAGCTTGAAAAGACGTTCTATCCCTGGGATTTCATCGTCATGAACGTGTCCGATTGGGCGGCGATTGAGCGGATTAAAAAACAGGACGGCGATTATTTATTCGCCAATCCGCAGGCAGTAAACACTCGTATCCTTTGGGGCCGTCCGGTTGTTCCAACGCCTGCAATGGATGAAGGCAGTTTCCTTGTCGGTTCATCAATGGCCGCAACGATTTGGGATAGACGCGACGCCACAATCGAAATTTCACGTGAACACTCCGATTTCTTCACGCGGAACCTCGCGGCGATCCTTGCCGAGGAACGCCTCGCGCTGACCGTGCAGATTCCGGATGCGCTTGTTTACGGTGAATTCCCGGAAGAAGAAGAGGAGAAGGAGGGTTAACCATGAGGGTTCAAGTCATTATTAAGGTCGAACACGGGAACTACCGGAAGGGCGAAAGGCTTAACCTTCCGTTGGAACTCGCGGAAGAACTGATTAAAAAGGACGTCGCTGAAAGAATCGCCGTATCCGCTCCGGAAAATAAACGCAAGAAAAAGGCCGTATCCGCTCCGGAGAATAAGGCCCTCGGAGTGAAGCCTTAATGAGCGCCGATCCGCCGGTCACACTGGCGCGCGTAAAACTATACCTGCGTCTGATTTCAGATGAATCAGACCCGACTCCGCACCCGGAAGACGGTCTGATTCAATCGCTGATCGGCGTCGCTCAGATTGCCATTGAAAATGAAATTCACGGCAAAATAAGCGATCCGCCGGAGGAGCCGCTCGTACAGGCGATGATGATGACTATTGCGTCACTATACGACAATCGCGAATCCGGCGGTATACCACACGGTGCGCGGATGCTTTGTTCGCCTTACAAAATTGCAAACGAGAGTTATCAATGAAATTACCCGGCCTCGGCGAATTGAAAGAGCTGATAGACATACTCGAAGTCTGCCCGCCTTTTAACGCGGCGACCGGCGAAGGCATTGTAAAGAAGAAATTGGCTGAAGGCGTCTGGGCGAAGATTGAACCGCTCGGCGGCGGAATGGACGCTGAAACGATGGACGTGCAGTCATGCCGGCAACAGTACCGGATATGGATTCGATACCTCGAAGGCGTGACAGCGTTTCATCAACTGGAATGGAGCGGCAGACGGCTTATCATCGACGGGCCGCTTGAACATATGGAGCAGTGGCTTTTACTCCACGCATATTCAGTAACGACAAGGAAAATTTAAGGAGGCAGTATGGCAGAAACACAGGGCAGTGTTGGTTACGGAACAAAGCTCAGTATTAAAGTTGAGAATGAATTTATCGAAGTCGGCGAACCCAAGGACATTTCCGGGCCGCAAATCTCACAGCAGTTCGCGGACTTCACGCACATGCAGAGCCCCGCGGGCTACCAGGAACAGAAGCCGACGTATAAAAGCAGCGGGCAGATAACATTTAACGTCAACCGCGTACCGGATGACCCGGGCCAGGAAGCGCTGATTGAAGCGACAAACGCCAATCCGACGGAATTGTGCGATTTCAAAATCGAATTCCCGGACGGCATCACGTTCACATTTAAAGCGTATCCAGGACTTTCGTTTACAAGCCCGATGGCCAACGCGATAGAAATGGCGGTTACACTCTCTGTTACCGGCCCGGTACTAATGGAAAACAAGGAGTAATCAATGGATAAACATTCACTTATATCAAATCTGGCATCGGCGCGGAAGTTTGAAAAGGTCGATCTTTCTGAGTTTGGCGTTGACGAAGCCTTGTATATCCGAAAGCTTTCGGTAGCCGAGCGTTCCGTTATTTTGGACTTATGGAAAGCCGAGCGGACGGCGGACGCGAGCGGGTTTATCCTTGCGGCGACGCTTGTTGACGCCGACGGGCGGAAGATTTTCGACGATCCTGAAGCCGACTGCAAAGAAATAGCCGGCGAGTGGCCTTGCGATCTCGTAGACAGCCTGGCCTCACAGATATTGAAATATTCCGGGCTTATCAAAGAAGAGGCACTGCCGGAAAAAAACTAAAAGCCCACCCTGAACGCCAGTTCCAGTTTGCGCTGGCATTGGCGTTTGGACGGTGGGATGTGGATGATTTCCTGAATGAGATTTCACATGAACTGTACATGGAATGGCTGGCATTCAGCCATATTCAACCGCTTGACCCGGCATACGTGATTATGCGCGGGTTAATGGGCTCACCAAAGCAGAATGAAAAGGCGGTTCAGCCATGGGAGCAGACGAAGATGAACCTGATTAAACACATGAATATCGTGAATGAGCAGGAACAGAAGCAGAAAAGACGCGGGTAGTGATTATAAGGCTATATGTTGTTGAGGGCGGATTGAACAGGGATTTTGGGGCAGACAGCATTGGTTTTCGCAGTCAAGCCTACGGAGTAACCCTTTTTTGTGGCGGTCTATACACTCTTTAGGAATAGTGCCTTGTGATTTTGAAGATTTAAAGTCACCGGCGGCAATCATATAAAGAATATGAATGGCCATAATCATAAAGAATACTGGCGGGCAGTATATGCACGATAACAGAAGAATTACAACATATATCAAAATTGCCATAACGATTGAAGTTTAACACAGGTATCCGAACATGGCGAGCGTTGACATAAAAGACGTCTTTAAGGAACTGGAGAGATTGCTTACGGTTGAAACGCAAGGGGCCTGTGACGCCGCGCGGAGGGCCGCCGCCGAGGTTTTTCAACGCGCGGCAAAACAGGCGGCTCCTGTTGGAACTGGAAACAAACCCGGACATCAACCCGGACAGCTTAAAAAGAGCGTCAAGATTATTGAAGGCCGCCCCGATGCCTATGGAGAGCGCCGCATGTATGTCGGGCCTGTAAGGAAAACCGGTTACTACGGGCGTTTTATAGAACATGGACACCTTACCACCGGGCCGCATAGGAAAAAAATCCGACCTTATGTGCCGGGACGTGTCAGTCGTCAGCGCGAAGTTATTCAAAGAGATGTTCCGGCGCGACCGTGGTTTGAACCGGCTGTAAAGAGAGTGGAAATAGAGGCGCGGATGGCAGCAGAAGAGACGTTTTACCGGGTTATGAAACTGAAGGGCGCATGATATGGCAAACATGACACCGTTGTTTGTTGAAATCGGTAAAGACATTCAGACAGTACAGCAGCGTGTTAAGGAAACCGTTGATACTCTGGAACGCGCCGGCTATCAAGTAAGCGCGGCCAATAAGCAGTGGATATCTTCATTTGAAGCTTCACAACGGCAAAGCGAAGCGCTTGCGGCAAAAATTCAGCTTTTGTCAGCAGCCGGAAAATCATCCGCAGATATTCAGGCGCATCTTGGAGCCCAGATAAAGCGTATGGCATCGGAGGCGCTTGCAGCCGGAAGGCCGCTTGATGAATCTGTAAAAGCACAGTATGACCTGATGGAAGCCGCAAGACGCGCGGCAGAAGAAAAGCAAAGATATGCCGAGGCGATG